AAACAAATATCAAAACATCAGTCTCCCCGGTGGTGTTCAATTCAACGCTGACACACTCATGTCGAGTGCAATGGAAGAGATGAATCAGATTGAAGAAACAATGCAAGACAAATACGAATTGCCTCCAGACTTCTTTACAGGATAATCATGCCAACGAATTCATACTTCAATAAATTTAATAATGTCGCCGAACAAGACCTTGTTCAAGACCTTGTTGATGAAGCCATTCAAATTCATGGTGTGAATATGACGTACATCCCCAGAAAGATTGTTACACAAGACAAGATTTTCGGTGAGGACAGAACTCCAAAATTTGAAGATGGTAGAGAGATTGAAATGTACGTTGAAAACTATGAAGGGTTTGAGGGTGAGGGTGAAGTCATGTCTCAGTTTGGTCTTGAGATCAAAGACGAGATGACTCTCACCGTTTCACGACGAAGATTTCAAAGAGAGTTTGCTGATCTTAAATATGAGTATCCAAATGAAGGTGATCTTATTTTCTTTCCGATAAACAATGCTTTATTTGAAATAAATTTTGTTGAAAGAGAATACAACTTTTTCAACTTTGGTAAATCACTTGCATATCAATTGAAGTGTAGTCTCTTTAAATACTCAGGTGATGACTTTGATTCTGGAAACTCTCTCATTGATGGTGTCACCTCCTCTGCGATGACAGAACTTGTTAAGGTTACCACGGCGGGACTGGTGGATGTTGAACTTGACAATAACGGAAGACCAATTATCAACAGACTGATAGAGTCCGATGAGGTTAATGTAATTCAAGGTGACACAACAAGTGAGGCGATTGTTATTGGGACTGACTATAGTGGCATGGATAGCAATGGTGCGAACGCCTTGCTTTATCTTGAAATTAAAAACTTCAAACCCCTTGAGGTGATTGAGAGAGCATCAGTTGAAAGCACATCAATCGTCACGCCAGATGGAGAGAAAGGTTTTATCGCTTTGTCCGCTGAACGAAGTGGTGAGTTCTTTGTTGCCCCTGATTTAGAGGACAATACTGAGTTTGAAGCAGAGGCATCAGAGTTTATTGACTTTACAGACATCGATCCGTTTAGTGAGGGAGACTTGTAATGTTTGAAACATTCTATAACGAGTCTCTTAGAAAAACAGTGGTTGCGTTTGGCAGTCTTTTCAATGAAATATTTGTAATTAGAAGAGACAAACAAGATGACACCATCAAAAAAATTCTTGTGCCAATCACATACGCACCTAAAGAAAAGTTTTTAAGAATGCTTGAGGAATACCCACTGCTAAAGGGTAAAGAGACAAACCTGCTTGGACAGATTCTTCCAAGGATGGGTTTTAATATGACAAACATTTCTTACGACAGCAGCCGAAAAAGAAATACGATTAGTAAAAGATATGAAAAAACTGATGTAGAGGGTGTCTATCTTAGACAATTTGCTGAGGTTCCTTACAATCTTGATTTTGAATTGTCGCTTGTTACAAGGACGATGGATGATGCACTTCAAATTCTTGAGCAAATCTTAGCCTACTTTACACCGGACTTCACGATTTCTCTCAACTTTACAGAAATCAACAAAAAGGTTGATGTGCCAATTACAATTTCTTCTGTGTCGCCTGAGATCGAGTATGAGGGAGACACCACCACACAAAGACAAGTAATTTTCAACATCTCTTTCACTGCAAGCACATATATTTTATCACCAATCAAAGAGCAAAAATATATTACGACAACAGATGTCACAAACTTCTTTGCTTTCTTTGATGAAAACGGCTGCTTGACCGGACCGACTGGAGCCGCTTCAAGAATAATCACCAGCGTGACAGGACCGGATGGTAAATTTACGTTACCACCATTTGCCGGTATAACTCAGGAACTATTTGTATTTCCTGATTCTTTGGATATTAGAGGAGAAACCCTTGGCTGACGAAAACCCATTAGAAGACGCTCTAAATATTGAGCCAAAAAAAGAAGAAAAACTTCCGCTGAGAAAGCAAGTTGAAGTTGATTTATCTAATTTTCCAGACAAAAAATTATTTGATCAAAAAAGTGACTATGGACAAGTTCGCGGCAATCTCAAAGATGTGATTGATAATAGTAAAGTTGCAATTGAAGGAATTCTTAGAGTCGCTTCGGAAACCGATAGTCCGAGAGCGTATGAGGTTGTGTCCCAACTTCTCAAAACTGCCACGGAGGCAAACAAGGATTTGATTGATCTTCACAAACAAATGAAGGATCTTGAAAAGGATGACTCGATCAAAAAAGTTACTAATAATGCGTTCTTTGTAGGTTCTACAAAAGAACTTCAAGAACTTGTTCAACAACAACTTCCTGCGAAGAAAGTGAAGAAGATTAGGAATGACCGAGAAGCATGATGCCGAGTCTTACCTTGGCAATATCAATCTGAAAGCCGCTGGCGTACAGACTGAATTTACAAAAGAACAAATTGAAGAATATGCAAAGTGCGTGGCAGACCCCATGTATTTTATTGAAAACTTTGTCAAGATCGTTTCTCTTGACGAAGGGCTTGTGCAGTTTGAGCCGTATGACTATCAGAAGAAAATGATTGATAGCATGCACACTGATCGATTTGTGATTGCGAAACTTCCCCGTCAGTCAGGCAAGTCAACAGTTGTTATTTCATATTTGCTTCACTATGTTTTGTTCAATTCTCAAAAAAATGTTGCAATTCTGGCAAACAAACTTGCGACTGCCCGTGAGTTGCTGAGTCGTCTGAAGTTGGCATACGAGCATCTGCCAAAATGGCTTCAGCAAGGTGTAGTGGAGTGGAACAAAGGTTCGATTATTTTAGAAAATGGTTCTAAGATTCTTGCATCTTCAACATCTTCTTCTGCCGTTCGGGGTGGTTCTTTCAACATGATCTTTCTTGACGAATTTGCGTTCGTCCCCGAAAATGTTGCCGACGAGTTCTTCAGTTCTGTGTATCCTACGATCTCTGCTGGTCAAGAAACAAAAGTTTTGATTATCAGCACGCCCAAAGGTTTGAACATGTATTACAAACTTTGGAAGGATGCCGAGGAGGGCAATAACTCATACACTCCGATTGAGGTTCACTGGTCAGAGGTTCCGGGTCGGGACGATAAATGGAAAAAAGAAACAATCCGAAACACATCGGAATCTCAGTTTCGTGCAGAATTTGAGTGTGAGTTTCTTGGCTCTATCCTGACGCTCATAGCCCCTTCAAAGATCAAGGCGATGCACTACACTCGACCCCTGCAAGAGCGTGAGGACGGCTTGAAGGTCTACCATGAGCCGATTGAGGGACACCAGTATTTCATGGGTGTGGATGTGGCACGCGGGCAAGAGTTGGACTACCATGCGGTCACGATTATTGATATTACCGAGTCACCGTACAAAGTGGTGGCACAATATAAAAATAATCAAATTGCACCTTTCTTACTACCAAACCTTTTGTACGCGATGGGAACACGCTACAACAATGCCTACATTCTGACTGAGGTAAACGACATCGGGCAGGAGATTGTTGACATTATGCACAACGAAATGGAATATGAAAATCTACTGGTCACCACGGTGCGTGGGCGAAAAGGTCAAGTTATGGATGGTGGCTTCGGTAACTATCAAGTCCAGCAGGGCGTTCGCATGAGTCCCAAGGTAAAGCGTGTCGGATGCACGATGCTCAAAGAAATGATTGAGCAGGACAAACTTTTGATTGAAGATTACGATATCATAAATGAACTCTCTGCTTTTGTTGCAAAGAAGGGATCATACGAGGCAGAAACCGGACACCACGATGACTTGGTGATGACTCTGGTGCTTTTTGCGTGGACATCAACTCAGCCTTACTTCAAAGATTTGACAGACATAAATATTCGTGACAAACTCTATAGAGAGAAAATTGAAAAAATGGAGGAAGATTTGACTCCCTTCGGATTTATAGATGTTGGACTCGATATCGAATTCACTGATGATGACGGGACTGTATGGAAAATTGATGATGATAATGGATACTCTCTCTAATGACCAAAATTGATAGATAAATTAGATCAAGGAGATATCTATGGCATTCCAAGTCAGCCCCGGCGTTCAAATCAAGGAAATTGACCTTACTCTTATTGTCCCAGCAGTTTCAACCACTGCAACTGGATTTGCGGGCTACTTTGAGACTGGTCCCGTTGGAATTAGATCGGCGGTTCCCTCAATCAATGAATTACGAAGAATTTATGGCGATCCAAGCAACACAAACTTTGAAGAATTTTACACCTGTGCTAACTTTTTAGGATATGGTGCAAACCTCCAAGTTGTGCGTGTCGTTAACGAGGATACATCAAAAAATGCCTCTGTTGGTTCTGGCTCATCCGATAAAATTCTTATCAAAAACAAAGATGACTATGATGACAAAGGTGCTGATCTTGGTGACAACTATTTCATCGCTAAGTTCCCCGCTGGCTCCACAAATGATGTGAGCAAACTTTATGGTAACTCCCTTCAGGTCGTAGCATTCAATCAAACAGAAAACTCAATTTCATTGTTTGATGTCGATGCTACTTTTTCAAACGGTATTCTAAGATCAAGTCAACTCGACGCTCCGTCTGCCCCTGACTTGACGTACCTTTACGCATCAGATGAATCGCAGATTGTAAATGCACCCGATGATCTTCGTGTGTTGAATGGCATTCGAGAGATCACTGGAGCATCCGCTGGTTGCTTCAGAATCGATGGATCTGGGGTCACTGCAAATATCGGTGATGCTACGGTCAACTTGGAATCAGAACTGATCTCCGCTTACGGAATCGCAACTGGTAATGTGGTCGAATATAGATTTGAGCCTGCTGATGGATCTGCCATCAAATTCGCGTATGATACAATTTCTAACACAACAACAACATCATTTACTTTTACCACCGTACCAAAAACAGTTTTGGAGAATTTGGGTGTATCTCTTATCAACACCGAAGACAACGAAACACCGCTCGATGGTCTTGGCAGTGGTAACTTGTTGGATGGTAAAGTATCCATCAGAATCCTTGGTAAACTTACCGTGGGTAGCACTCAAGCCGGACAAGAGAATTCAAACTCTGGATTCCTGCGTAGCAAATTTAATGATTCTTTCACCACAGTTCTTCCCGCATCCTCTTTCACCGCGACAAACAACGGCACAACTGGTGACCTGATCAACATCGCAGTGGTCGATGAAGATGGCTTCTTCACTGGAGTCAAGGGATCAGTTCTCGAAACCTTTGATGGTGTCTCTGTTGCAACAAACGCAAAAGATGAACAAGGAAGAAGTCTTTACTACAGAGATATTATTAATGACACTTCAAACTTTATCTATCTTGGTAATAGAAGACTTGATGAGGACTTTAGTAAGGGTGTCGTAGGTGCGATTGCCTTTGATCAACCTATCGCTCCAAACTCCGTGTTCTCAACATTGAGACAAAACTTCTACGGTTCATTCACTGGTGGGTTTGCAGAGGGACCAACTGGTGGAGATGTTCTCACTAACGGATTTGAGTTGTTTGAAGATTCTGAGACAGTTGATATCTCAATCCTTCTCGGTGGTCCTCACACGGGTATCCAAGCAAAACAAATTGTTGACATTTGTGATAAACGAAAAGATTGCGTTGCATTCTTATCTCCTCCAAGAGATGCACTTCTTACATCGAACGGATCTCCAAGAACCTCCGATGTGCAAACTGCAAATATCTTAGCGTATCGTAGGGGTCAAAACGCTGTTCCAAATGGTGGTTCAGAAAACTTCACGGTGGACAACTTGAATGTGTCTTCATCCTACGCGGTGCTTGACTCAGGTTACAAGTTTATGTTTGACCGATTCAATGATGTTTTCCGTTATGTACCATTGTCTGGTGATATCGCTGGTCTTGCAGTTCGATCTGATTTTGAAACTGAGACATGGTTCTCACCTGCTGGTTTCAACAGAGGTCAACTGAGAGATGTGGTCAAACTCGCTTTGAATCCAAAGCAGATTCAACGTGATCAACTTTACTCTAACGGAATCAACCCCGTTGTGTCTTTCCCCGGTCAAGGCACACTTTTGTTTGGTGACAAGACAATGCTCGCTAAACCAAGTGCGTTTGATCGAATCAATGTTCGTCGCCTTTTCATTGTTCTTGAAAAAGCAATTGCTACCGCTGCTAAATTCCAACTCTTTGAATTTAACGACTCATTTACCAGAGCGCAGTTCAAGAGTTTGATTGAGCCATTCTTGCTGGATGTTCAATCAAGAAGAGGTATCATCGACTTCAAGGTTGTTTGTGACGAAAGCAACAATACACCTGAAATCATCGACAGAAATGAATTTGTCGCTGATATCTTCATCAAGCCTAACCGTTCCATCAACTTCATTACTCTGAACTTCATCGCCACACGAACTGGTGTGAACTTCGACGAGATCGCCGGTTTAGCGAACTAAATAACAAGGAGAAAAAGTTAAATGAACATTGACAAATTCAAAAACGCAATCGGTGGTGGCGTACGATCCTCCCTGTTTAGGGTTCAAGGCGACATTGGTAGATTAGGTAAAGATGACAGAGTAAACTTTCTTTGCACCGCTGCCCAACTTCCAGCATCAACCTTGAGCGAAACAACTGCCCCATTTCGAGGTAGATTGCTGAAAATTCCAACCGCAAGAACTTTTGACGCATGGACAATCACGATTCTTTCTGATCGTGGTATGGAACTCCGGTCAAAATTTGAGCAATGGATGGATTCTATTAACGGTGCAAGGGATAATGTTGAACAAATTGATGGTGCTGTCACAAACTTTGAATCAAGTTTCTTGACAAACTGGAGAGTTCAGCAACTTGATAGAAGTGGTAAGCCAGTTAAATCATACGAATTGTATTACTGCTATCCTACATCTGTAAGTGCTGTTGATCTTGACTCTGGCGATGCTGATTCTTTATCCTCTTTTACAGCGACACTATCTTACTCTTACTTCTTGACATCCGCCGTTTCGACCGGAGGCAACCCAAGAGGTAACTTCCAGATCGGTGAAACTGACTAACTAAGGAACTTATAATATGCCTATTGAATTATTTGGAATTTCAATAGGAAGAGCGAAACAAGAGGCACTGTCTCAGCAAACACCTGTTGAACCTAAAGCAACTTCGTTTGTTCTTCCTGAACTTGACGATGCCACTCCGATTGATGCGGGTGGTTACTATGGTATTGGTATTGATCTTGACGGGTCTTTACGCTCAGAGGCACAATACATTTCAAAGTATCGTGAAATGTCGATCCACCCAGAGGTCGAACAAGCGGTTGAAGATATTTGTAATGAAGCGATCACATATGGATCAGAAAAATATCCTGTATCCATCAACCTTGATCATGCCTCCTCTTCAGATGAAGTTAAAGAAAAAATCAGAAAAGAGTTTAATTATCTCCTTAGACTTCTTGATTTTAATAATCGAGGATATGAGATTTTTAGACGTTGGTACATTGACGGCAAGGGATACTATCATATGATCGTAGATCAAAAATCTCCAAAAAAGGGGATTATTGAAATGCGTCCGGTTGATGCCGCAAAAATTAAGAAAATTGCAAAAGTAGAAAAAGAAACTGATAAAGTCACTGGAGCAAAAAAGGTCACTGGCGTAAAAGAGGTTTACCTGTATAGAGAAAAACCTGATAGCAATCAAGCGATGGAAATCGCACCCGAGGCGATTTGCTACTACCCATCTGGATTGTTTGACCCATCAAGAACGAGAGCGATTTCATATTTGCAAAAAGCCATCAAGCCACTCAATCAACTTCGTATGGTTGAGGATGCTACGGTGATCTACCGCCTTTCGCGTGCGCCAGAACGAAGAATCTTTTACGTTGATGTTGGTTCGCTTCCCAAAAATAAAGCCGAACAATATGTTAAAGGTTTGATGAACCGTTATCGTAACAAACTTGTTTACGATGCAAATACTGGCGAGATTCGTGATGATCGTAAGTTTATGAATATGCTCGAAGATTATTGGTTCCCTCGTCGAGAAGGCGGCAAAGGCACAGAAGTCTCTACTCTTGATGGTGGGCAGAACTTGGGTGAGATGGAAGATGTAATGTATTTTGAAAAGAAACTTTACAAATCTTTAAACATTCCAATGTCTCGTCTCGAATCAGACACAGGCTTCAATATGGGTCGAGCATCAGAAATTACAAGAGATGAACTTAATTTTGTAAAATTTATTGAACGTCTTCGTCAAAAGTTTAACTCATTGTTTATTAATTCGTTGCGTGTCCAATGTCTCTTGAAGGGGATCGTAAAAGAAGAAGAGTGGTACAGAATTCAGCAAAGCATCATGTTTGACTATGTTTCTGACTCCTACTTTACAGAGAGTAAAGAATACGAAATCATTAAAGAACGACTTGATGTGCTGCGTGAGATGAATGAACATATTGGCGACTACTTCTCCAGAGACTATGTGCGAAGAAATATTTTGAGACAGTCTGACGATGAGATCAAGGAGCAAGATCGAATTATTGCCAAGGAAAGAGAAAAGGGATTACTTCCCGAAAAGAACCCTGACATGGGTGGAGGATTCTAATGAGTGAGGCTAAGAACGCGATTGATCTAATTGAAAACGCTCCTGACAAAGTTGCAAAAACTTTTATTTCATCATTACTTGCGTCAAAGGCTATCACAAGAATCAATAAAAGAAAATTTGAGATCGATGAGGAGGCAGATCGTCCCAAAGACGAGACTGAAAAAGCCGCTGCCGAGGGAGATAAGGACGATATCGCACTTGATCCAGAATTTCAAAAAGAGTTTTTCCTTAAAACCTTTGAGTATAAGGGAAAAGTAATCACTCTGAAAAAGGTGGGCATGGGTGCTTCTGCTCCTGTGTCTGCGTATGTTGATGGCAAACGAAAAGACATCTTCCTTACACTTAAACAGGCAAGAAAAGGTATTAGAAATATTATTGACCTTGAGGAAAAGATGAAAGGTGGTGAAGAGCCACAACCGGCAACCGTGGAGTCATTGCAAAATGCCAGTCTGGACGGTGCATTTTTGATTCACGAAGATGATTCTAAAAGTTTTTTATCGTTTGATGAGGTGTCAGAGACACTTGAAATCTATAATAGGCTAAATAATACGAATAAAGATGCCTTTGAAAAGCAGTTGCGTGCCTCTCAGGAAGACGCGACAGACATGATTCAGTTCTTTCAGGAGAGACTAAATGACCATTAACCTTACACAGATCGTAGACGCTATCTCCAATAAGCAGTTTGTCGCTGCTCAGGACATGTTGTCTGATGCAATTCAAGAAAAACTTAGTGATTCCTTAATCGCTCGTAAAGATGAGGTCGCTCTTGATTTTGGTCAAGAAGTCACAAACGAAGAAAAAGATTATGACGCATTCTTTCAAAAGGCAATGAAAAAGTTTGGTATTTCATCCCCCGCAGATTTGAAAACCGATGAAAAGAAGAAAGAGTTCTTCAACTATATTGATAAAAACTTTAAGGCTTCAAACGAAGAAGACGAGGAAATGGGCGAAGAAGAAATGCCAAAGTCAAAAATGAAAACTAAAGCACCTGCGGACGGAGCGTATTGATGTTACTGATTACAGAAGTCAACGATAATGTGAATCTTGTCACCGAAGAAGTGAACGGTGAGAAGCAGTATCATATTGATGGCATCTTCATGCAAGCAGAGCAAAAGAACCGAAATGGTCGTGTGTATCCTCAGAAAACTTTGATGAAAGAAGTTCAGCGATACAATAACGAATATGTTAAAACAAATCGTGCGATGGGTGAACTCGGACACCCCGATGGTCCTCAACTCAATCTCGAAAGAGTTTCGCACCTTATCAAAGAACTTCGCGTTGACGGAAATGATATCTACGGGAAAGCCAAAATTCTCGATACCCCTTATGGTAAGATCGTTAAAGACCTTGTGAAAGAGGGCGTGAAGATTGGTGTTTCTTCCCGTGGCATGGGTTCCCTGAAACAAGTGAATGGTGTCAATGAAGTCCAAGAGGACTTCAACCTTGCCGCTGTGGATATTGTTGCAGATCCATCTGCCCCCGATGCCTTTGTTGAGGGTATCATGGAGGGTAAAGAGTGGGTCTGGGAAAATGGTATTTTAACCGCTCGACGTATTGAAACTTACAAGAAGCAAATAAAATCTGCTTCTAAATCTAACTTAGAGGAAGCAAAGTTGTATGCTTTCGCAGATTTCCTCTCAAATTTTATGAAAGATAAATAAAAAAGACCATAGGAGAGAACAAATGAGTCTGAAACATGCTCTTGAAACCGCGAAAGAAATTCTCGCTCAAAATTCCACGGAACAACTTGACGAGACATACTCTGAAGCCGAAGAAATGAAAAAGCGTAAAGGTACAAAAGCCGGTGGTGAAGACACTGAAGTTGCCGTAGATGCAGACGGTCGAGGTGAAAAAACTGCCGATGGTGTCACAGCCAAAATCGCTGAACCTGTTGATTCCGCACAACTTGGTAAAGAAGTCGTTGATGATATCAAAGACAAAGAAGCCGAAGAAGCCGAAGAAATGGGTATGGAAGGTGAAGAAGCCGAAGAGATGGAAGATGAGATGATGGGCATGGAAGATGAAGAGATGGAAGACGAGGAGATGGGAGATGAAGAAGAGGAAGGGGTCAAGAAACTTAAGAAAATGACACCCGGAATCAAAGAGCATCTTGGCAAACTCTTCTCTGGTGAAGAACTCTCTGAGGACTTCAAGGACAAGGCATCCACAATCTTCGAGACTGCCGTTGACATGAAGGTTGACGAAGTTCGTGCCGAACTCCACGAAGAGTTTGAGTCACGACTTGAAGTTCAAAAAGAAGAACTTGCATCCAAACTCGACGAGTATCTCTCCTACGTTGTCGAAAACTGGATGAAAGAAAATCAAGTTGCCATCGACGCTGGTATTCGCACCGACGTAACCGAATCCTTTATGGTTGGATTGAAGAAACTCTTTGAGGATCACTACGTCACAATGCCAGAAGAATCATATGATCTTGTTGAAGGACTCAACAACAAGGTTGATGATCTTGAAGGTAAACTTAACGAACAAATCGAAAAGTCCATTGAACTTTCCAAGGGACTTATCAAAGCACAATGCGAGGCTATGTACGAATCACATGCCCGCGATCTGACAACCTCTGATGAGGAAAAATTCCGCACAATGGTCGAGAAACTGGACTTCGACGGTGTAGATGACTTCCAAGACAAGTTGGTTACACTTAAAGAGAACTTCTTCGATGAAGACACACCAGTGAAGACTCCTCTCGTTGAGGAAGTCGCAGTTTCGGAAGAAGAAGCCATGAAAGAATCGGTTGATTTGAATCCTACAATGTCGGCATACACAAACATGCTGAAAAGAATCAACACAACCGACAAAAACAAGATCAAGTAATTACTAAGAAGGAGTTCTAAAAATGGAACAAATGCTTGTTGAAAATCTGAAAGATAAGTGGGGACCAGTTCTTAATTGTGAAGGAATGGCTCCCATCAAAGATGAGTATCGTAAAAATGTTACTGCGATTCTCCTCGAAAACCAAGAAAGAGCATTGAGAGAGGAAGTCAACACCACTTTTGGTACTGCTGCTGATCAGTCTGATACCAACGGTGCATTCTCCTCTATTGGTGCTTTCGACCCCGTTATGATTTCGCTCGTCCGTCGTGCGATGCCTAACCTGATTGCATACGATATCTGTGGTGTTCAGCCCATGTCTGGTCCTACAGGTCTTATCTTCGCAATGAAGGCTAAGTACGTTGATGGAGATGGTGACCGTGCTGGACCAGAAGCCCTGTTTGACGAAGCGTCCACCAAGTTCGCTGCCACCGCTGGTGGTGCGGGCGCACCTGCCGCTGGTTTGACTGGCGTTGGTTTCCCCGTTCAAGGCGGAACTGGTGACCCTCTCGGTGATAGAGGCACATCAACAGATGGTGACCCAAACGGTGTTGGTACTACTGGAGCCACCGACTTCTCTGCTGATCCCGGTGCTACACCTCCTCGTCTTGAAACTGGTACTTTCAACGAAATGGCGTTCAGCATTGACCGAACATCCGTCGTTGCTAAGACCCGTGCTTTGAAAGCGGAATACACATCCGAACTCGCCCAAGACCTCAAAGCAATTCACGGTCTTGACGCTGAAGTTGAATTGGCAAACATCCTCTCGGCTGAAATCCTCGCTGAAATCAACCGTGAAGTCGTTCGTCTGATTTACATTAACGCGAAACTCGGTGCGCAACAAAATGACTTGCTTTATAAGGATACAAACCCCGGTTTCTCTGGTGGTATCAATGAAGCCACAAGAATGGGTGGTATCTACGACATTGAAGCCGACTCCGATGGTCGCTGGTCTGCTGAGAAGTTCCGTGGCTTGATGTTCCAAATCGAACGCGAAGCCAATGTGATTGCTAAGGAAACTCGTCGTGGTAAGGGTAACTTCATCCTTTGCTCCTCCGATGTTGCTTCGGCTCTCGCCATGTCGGGCTTCTTGAACCTGACCCCAACTCCTGACATCAACCTCACCGTTGATGATACTGGTAACACCTTTGCTGGTACTCTTAATGGTCGTATCAAGGTCTATATCGATCCCTACTCTGTGTCGGGTGCTGATTACTGCTGTGTCGGTTATAGAGGTTCCAGTCCTTACGATGCTGGTATGTTCTACTGCCCATACGTTCCGTTGCAAATGGTTCGTGCAGTCAACGAAACCAACTTCCAACCGAAGATTGGCTTCAAGACTCGATATGGTATTGTGAACAACCCATTCGTGTCTGGTAATGGTGTGACTCGCGGCGATGGCACTGCCATTGATAACAAGGTTGATCCTCACTCTGTTAACGCTAAGAGATCCAACCAATACTTCAGAATCTTCCGTATTCTGAACTTGCATGGCAACACCTAATAGTTGGTGACAATTAAATACTTCGGATGAGGGGGCGAAAGCCCCCTTATCTTTTACCTAAATAAAAAGATGGCAGATCCAAACAATCCATTTATTGATAATCCACCGATCATTCGGTACAACCCTCCTCAGAACAGATTCTTTGGTCCATCGTACAATTCCTTACTCGGAGGAGCGTACGCAGATTCAACAAATTTCATTCAAGGAATCACGTTTGATTTTGATATTGGTTCGCCATATGCGTTTAGAAAACAACCTGACAATGTAAATTATCTGTATGGTAATTTTTTCAAACTTAGTATTATGAGGCTTCCTAAACTTGAATATTTTGTTCAAAAAGTAAGTCTACCAAGTTTTGGTGCAGATTCAAATGCCACGCAACCAACACGTTTTGTTGATCTGGTACATCCTGTCACAAACGCATCTTTCGATTCATTGACCGTTGATTTCTTGCTTGATGAGGATATGGAAACTTACAAAGAATTGTATGATTGGATGAGATCAATTTATCTTATTAAAGATCACAAATCTTATGAGAGTGATATTAGTAAACATTTCTGCTCTGGAACCCTGACAACCTTGAATCATGCTCAACAAAAAAATGTTGAAATCAGATTCAAAAACCTCTTACCTATCAGTCTCTCTCCAATCGAGTTTGACTCATCAATCACAGATATGACACCTCTGATAAGCACCGTGACCTTTGCCTTTGACATTTTTGAGATTGTTGGTAGAGACTGTTGATTTTTTCCTTGACTCCACTTGACATCCCTTTATAGTACGAGTGTCAACGAGAGAAAGGGGAAAAAGGATTACACTATGGAACTTACTGAACTTAGAAAGATGGTAGAGGCGGACGCTCAGATCGATGACACAGAACTCGACACCGAGAGCCTTCGTCTTCCCAACCTGCACAACAAATACCTCAATCTTTACCACGATGCGAAACTCCGATACGAGAGAGCCGCGAACGAATACAATCGACTCTACAAGTTGAAGTGGGAATACTACACTGGAAAGATTGATGAGGAAACCCTAAAACAAAAAGGATGGGAACCTTTTGATCACAAAATTTTACGCAATGATATCAGCATCTACATGAATGGCGATGATGATCTGTGCTTGAGAAAAGAAAAAATGGCATACATTCAGTCCATCGTAAACTATCTTGAAGAGGTCGTGAAAGAGATCACCTTCCGTCACACCAAGATCAAGAACGCGATTGAATGGCGTAGATTCTTATCTGGAGGATAAATACTAATGTATGCCAGATTATGTGATCGAGGAGTTAGACTCCTGTAATATCAAAGTGAAGTGTGAAAGACATCATGCAAAAGAGTTGTCTGATTTCTTCACATTCAAGGTTCCCGGTCACAAGTTTATGCCCTCCTATCGTGCGAAGAAGTGGGACGGGCAGATCAAACTTT